AAAGTTCGTATACGGATATTAGACTACATGGTGGGTAAAGAAGTAACTAGCGGAGAACTAAAAGACGCTTTAAATCTATCCAAGTGCCAAGTAGACCACTTTATAAAAGTCTTGCGTAACTCTAGACATATCTATAGAGAGCGTTTAAGTGGCTGTTCATACAAGTATGGGCGCACAAGTGCGGTATATATTGAAAAAGACTATTCTAAGTTTTTAGATAAGGCTACCGATGAAGAACTAACGGAAGCAGATGTGGAAGATACAGTCGAAATAAAACCCACAGTGCCTCATGCTCGCATCGTTAGATTATTAAAAAACCCATTAGCCCCAGCACCAAAACGTAAGGGTGGGCATATGTTTAGTGGTATACAAAGTACGATGGGGCTATTTGATGGATATTAAAATTAGTTATGATAAATGGGTGAATGGAGTAAAAGTTATGGGAAGCGGAGCAGATAAAGAGTGGGTAGAACCAACAGCCCTAGACAAACAAGAAGGTGGTAATCACTACAAGGACATGGCGATACAGCCTGTAGAGTTTATCACAGCTAATAATCTTGGGTTCTTGGAAGGCAACGTGGTGAAGTATATCTGTAGGCATCACGCTAAGAACGGTGTTGAGGATATTAAGAAGGCAATTCATTATTGCGAGTTGCTATTACAAACTAAATATGGAGAGAATTGATGGAATACGATGAAGCGATTGAGTTCCTTGTAGAACTAAGTGCAAGGCTAGCGGATGAAGAAGATTATGATGGGTATATTGCCCCTAAGATACAGCAAGTTATAGAATATATACAGGAGAAACAAAATGAGATACGAAAGTGATTCTTTGTTGATGCATAGTTTAAGACGGTATTCTTTAATTGAATTAGAAGAGATAATGGAGAAAGTAAGAACAGAAATACTACGTCGTGAATTAGAACCAATGAGATATGAAGTAGCCGCATTAAGGCAACATGTAGAAGAGTTAAAACAATTTATCAAAGATAATATTTAGGAATTAATATGTGGGTGCTACTTGACGATGAAGGCGAAGTCATTAGGCGGTTTGATTATGCCCACGAAGGTGCAGTAGAGGTAATAGAAAAGAAGTTAACTTTAACAGAGATGTTTGAACAACTAGGAGAATGTTTATTATGAGTGAACCACAAGGCGCAGGTATACCATTAACAGATGCACAGTTACATGCAACATTATCAGCGATGCACAACGGATTAGTAAATATGCAAGCTAGGCTTGACGACCATGAGAGAGTATTAGAGAAGTTACTGCTTGTCATGCAAGAATTGACCGCTGGGCAAGTACCTAATGGATTTAGACAACCGAAGAAGGTGAACTAAAATGAAAGACCCTAGATTTAATTTACAAAAATGGATGTGGTGGACTAAAGGGGAATGTGTCGTTCAAGTATTAAAAACAGGACACTTTCCTACCACTGCTATGGTAAGACTACCTAATGATAAAGAAACCGAAATTGAAATAGCCGAGTTGGAATATGCAGATGATTGAAAAGGTGATTGAATATATGTTATGTTATTTCTTGTCTTTCTTCTTGGGCTTCTTGACTTGCATGCTATGCACTATGTATGTGGTGTATATGTATGGACAGAAGTTAAAAACTAAAACAGTAATGGCAGTACGGGCTAGACACACACGGAGGGATAGACGATGAGTTGGAATTATAGAGTGATGGAGTTTGAGGATGAAATCGAAGGTAAGTATTACGAAATCAAAGAGGTTTATTATAATCGTGATGGCACACTTATGGGTTACTGTGACGCTAGTGTCAGTGGTGGGTCTTTTAGTGACATTATTAATACCTTAGACATGATGAAAACAGACGCACATAAAGCTGTGCTGAAGCCTAGTGACTTTGAAGGAGAGAGTGATGACTAAAGACGAAGCCATACACAAAGCATTAAAGGTTTTGAATTGTTTAAACAACGATAGAGTATATGAAACTGCTTGGGTAAAAGGTGCAATCAGTGCGTGTGAAGAAGCACTAGAACAACCATTCACAAAAGATTGGAAAGAAACAATAGATGAACGCATTGCTAGGGATAGTGAATTTAAAGAAGCACTAGAACAACCAGCGCAAGATTATGTATTGATATGTAAAAAATGTGGGGATGATTTAGGGATTGTAATGGATGATATGTAGGTAAAAGCTAACATTATGTCCAGTATAAAGGAGGAAATATGAGTAACAAAATTCAAGATTTAGAACAGCAAATATTAAAAGCTTGGTCATTGAAAGAAGACATTAGCACTTTAACAGAAGCCGCAGATTGGACAGCCATTGACCCCATGTTTATGGATAGGTTATTAAGCATTGCCTGTGTTCATGAAATGCACATGGAAGCATTGTGGGGTGTATATGAAGAAGTGGTTCATGAATACTACGCATGGAAGCCACGTGAAGTAAACTTTGATGAACCTGTAGACCCTTTATGTAAAATATGTGGTAAAGTTCTAGGTAGCACTAAAGAATGCGCATGGACAGGATGCCCACTTAATTGGGGCGATGAAGCCTCAGAAAAAAGGCAAGACATCATTGGGCAGAATGGTAACGTAGGATATGGGGAAGAATAGTAATGGCTGATGAAGCAGATTTAGCGCAATCGCATTTAGAAGCGGAAGATATTATCCGTAGGAAGTATACAAAGAAGCCAGCATTAGAAGCTGAACCAACAGGCGAGTGCTTGAACTGCTACGAACCCGTGTCTCTCGGCATGAGGTGGTGTGACAAAGACTGCCAAGATGATTGGCAAAAACGGAGGGCAAGATGAACACAGTCACGTTAGACTTTGAGACATACTACGCTCAAGACTTCTCACTAACGAAACTAACTACTGAAGAATATATCAGAAGCCGCCAATTCCAAGTCATCGGAGTGGCGGTTAAAGTTAATGACGGTGAAACAGTATGGGTAGCTGGCGAGAAGGTAGCCGAACACCTAAAACAAATCCATTGGGAAGACTCATTACTTTTATGCCATAACACTTTGTTTGATGGGGCTATCCTTGCATGGCGGTATGACGTAAAGCCCGCTGGGTTCTTAGATACACTGTGTATGGCACGGGCTATTCATGGTGTTGATGCGGGTGGGTCGTTAAAAGTCCTAGCTGAACGCTATCAGATTGGTGTCAAAGGCGAGGAAGTTATTGAGGCTAAAGGTAAACGCTTAGAAGACTTTGAGAAAGAGCAATTAGATAAGTATGGTGAGTATTGTAAGAATGACGTTGAACTTACGTATCGCTTATTTAATATTTTATCGACAGACTTTCCTAAACAAGAACTACACTTAATAGACATGACACTACAGATGTTTATTTATCCCAAGCTAGAGGTTGACGATGCTCTATTGGTTGACCGCTTGGAAGAGATTAAGACGGAAAAGCAAGCGTTACTAGGTAGCCTTATGGAAGAATTAGGTTGCGAGGATGAAGAAGGTGTACGCAAAATCCTAGCTAGTAATAAACAATTTGCTGAACTACTAAAGAAGCGTGGCATTAAAGTGCCCATGAAAGAAAGCCCCACTACAGGAAACCAAACATATGCACTTGCCAAAAACGACGAGGGGTTCATTGCGCTCACGGAACATGAAGACCCTTTCATTCAACAGTTGTGCGCTGTTAGACTTGGTACTAAGTCGACGATTGAAGAGTCTAGGGTTGAGCGATTTATACAAATTGGAGGTAGGAACAAAGGACGGCTCCCGATACCACTTAAATACTATGGGGCTCATACGGGACGGTGGGCTGGCTCGGACAAAGTTAATTTCCAAAATCTCCCATCACGGGATAGGAAGAAAAAAGCCCTCAAAAACGCAGTCATTGCGCCAACGGGGAAGGTTATTATCAACTGCGACTCTTCACAAATTGAAGCCCGTGTACTTGTGTGGTGGGCTGGGCAACATGACGTTGTAAAACAGTTCGCTGATGGCGAGGATGTGTATAGCGTGTTTGCATCTAAGGTCTACGAACGCCCCATATCTAAGAAAGACCCTGTTGAAAGGTTTGTTGGTAAGACTTGCGTACTAGGGTTGGGTTATGGCACAGGCTGGGCAAAGCTACAACATACTCTAAAGACTTCACCCCCAGGCGCAGTATTGACAGACGACGAGTGTAAGAACCTAGTCAATGTGTATCGTGAGATTAATAATAAGGTAATTGACCTATGGCGTGAATGCGATGATGCTCTGTCAGACATGGCAGATTGGCCTTTAACTCTAAAAGGTACTCCAAAACCTAATTATTACTTAGGTAAAAACAAATGCGTATTAGTAACACCTTTCGGACTTAAGTTACCTAACGGACTATCTATCACTTATCCGCAGCTTAAATGGGACGCTAGTGAAGCCAAGAGTAAATATACTTATAACTCACGCAAGGGTCTAGTATCTATCTGGGGTGGCTCAGTAGTTGAGAACGTGGTTCAAGCCCTAGCCCGTATCATTGTTGGTGAGCAGATGTTATCTATTAGCGAGATGTATCCAGTGGTCTTGACCGTGCATGATGCGGCGGTATGTTTAGCTGATGAGGATGAAGTTGATGAAGCTATGTCGTTTATAACTAATATCATGAGTCAACCGCCATCGTGGGGGAAAGATTTACCTATTGCATGCGAAGCTGGATATGGTGTAAGCTATGGTGAATGTTAATTTATAGAGAACCCTATGACAAATTTTACTTGGTCTTACTCATCCCTTAAAGAATACCTAAACTGCCCTAAACAATATCAAGAAATTCGTGTATTAAAACGGTTTACTAAATCAGATACGTCTCAAACTATCTATGGTAAAGAAGTGCATCTAGCATTAGAAGAGTATGTGCGTGATGGTAAACCACTAGCTAAAAACTATGAGATATTTAAGGATGTAGTAGATTCACTTATTGCAATTGAAGGTGACAAATTTTGTGAATATGAAATGGCTGTTACTAGGGATAGGAAACCATGTGCGTTTGATAATGAGAATAGATGGGTTCGTGGTATTGCCGACTTAATTATTATTAATAAAGATACCGCATATGTGATTGACTACAAAACAGGTAGTGACAAGTATGCTGACCCTAAACAATTACGTCTTATGTCATTGATGATATTCGCACATTTTCCCGATGTACAAAAGGTTAAAGGTGGGCTATTATTCGTACTAAAGAATAGTTTTGTTCAAGAAGAATATTCAAGAGAAGATATTGATAAGTCTTGGATGCATTTCACACCATCACTAGAGCGCTTAAAAAATTCATACGACATGGATAAATGGGTAGCCAACCCAACACCTTTATGTAGGTACTGTCCTGTTAATGATTGTGATTTTCATAGAGGATAATATGCCATACGTTAATAAACCTAGACCTTACGCTAAAGAATACCAACAAGAGAAAGCACGTGGAGAGCATGAACGCCGCATGGAAAGACAACGTGGTCGCCGTGCCATTGATAAACGTGACACAGGTACTGTCACTAAGAAATCTCCTAAGCGTAACGGTAAAGATGTGGCCCATGTAGTAGCACTAGATAAAGGTGGTAGCAATAAAGATGGATTGCGTATTGAGTCTGCATCTAAAAACCGTTCATTTAAGCGTGACTCTAAGGGTAACTTAGTTTCTGAAACAAGTAAAAAAGAACGCAAAAAGTAACTTGACATTTAGTTTTGGTTAGTTTAATATAGCCCTCACAAAGGGCTTTTAGTTTATCTAGTTAGGGTTAGTATGGAAATAGTAGACAATACCGTAGTAAAAATTACTGTGCCTCGGCATATGGTTTCCCATATCACTGACAATATAGAGAGAAGTGAGATTATAGAATGGCGGGGAGACATTGCTGAAATGGCAGTATATTGGGGGCTAGAAGAAGTCTCCATGCTAAACCAACTAATATCATTTAGGGATAACATTCCCTCGCCTATGGTTAGAGACTATAAATGGCCTGGCCTCTACACCCCATTTGAACACCAAGTAACAACCGCAGAGTTTCTATCTACTCGTCGCCGTGCATTTTGTTTTAACGAAGCTGGTACAGGTAAGACTTCATCAGTGATATGGGCGGCAGACTATCTAATGACGCATAGCGATGTTAGACGTGTGTTAATTATATGTCCTCTATCAATTATGGACTCAGCGTGGAAACAAGACGTATTTAATACAGCAATGCATCGTAGTGTGGGTATTGCTCACGGAACAGCAGACAAGCGTGAGAAAATCATTAATGGCGAGTACGAGTTTGTTATTATTAATTACGATGGGGTAAGCATTGTTAGAGATGCTATTAAGAATGCCCCGTTTGACCTAGTAGTAATTGACGAAGCTAATGCGTATAAAAACGTATCAACTTCTAGATGGAAAACGCTATCTAAAATACTACAACCCTCAACTCGCCTTTGGATGCTAACAGGAACACCAGCGTCGCAGTCACCTATAGATGCGTATGGCCTCGCTAGATTAGTTAATCCAGGAAACGTACCTAAGTTTCAAAACGCGTGGCGTGATAAAGTAATGAACCAGCTATCTAGATTTAAATGGGTTCCAAAGTCTACGTCTAAACATGATGTATTTAAAGCACTACAACCAGCAATTAGATTTTCTAAAGAGGACTGCCTTGACTTACCAGAAGTTATGTATCAAACAAGAGATATTCCACTGACGCCACAAGCAGCTAGGTATTACAAAGGTCTGAAAGAAAACATGCTTATTGAGGCGGCTGGAGAACAAGTTACGGCAGTCAATGCGGCGGCTAATCTTAATAAGCTACTACAAATATCGGGAGGTGCTATATACACAGACTCTAAAGAGATTGTTGAGTTTGACATTTCACCAAGGTTTTCAGCACTACAAGAAGTTATTGATGAAACAGAACATAAAGTCATTATCTTTGTACCTTATAGACACACAATACAGATGGTGGCGGAATATTTAGATAAACATGGCATCAGCAATAGTATTATTAATGGAGACGTGTCTGCTACAGATAGAGCAATAATTATCCGTAGGTTTCAGACAGAAAAAGACCCTCATATTTTAGTTATCCAGCCCCAATCTGCATCTCACGGGGTGACGCTAACTGCGGCAAATACGGTGGTCTTTTGGTCTCCAGTAATGAGCGTCGAAACATATTTACAATGTATTGCTCGTATTGATAGGTTCGGGCAGAAAAACAAAATGACTGTTGTGCACTTGCAAGGGTCAGATGTTGAGCGTAAAATGTATAAGATGCTACAAGGCAAAGTCACCTTGCACAATGGGCTTGTTGACTTATATCGTGATGAGTTAGAAACTTAGTTAAGGAGCAGTAAAATGTCAGTAGATACAGTAGAAGAAGTAGTAGTAGACGAACCAGCCGAGTATGATTTAGATGAATTAGTAAAAATATACTTGACTATAAGAAAAGAACGTGAAATACTAACCCAACAGTACGAAGCTAAAGACGTCGAGTTAAAGACAGAGATGGCATCTATTGAGCAAGTTATGCTTGCACAGTGTAATAGTATCAAAGCCGATAGTATTAAGACAGGTAATGGCACTATTATTAAATCTCTTAAAGAGAACTTTGTTTGTGGAGATTGGGATAACTTCAAAAAGTTTGTTTTAGAAAACGATGCTGTAGAGTTATTGCAACAACGTATCCATCAGACTAACTTTAAAGAGTTTCTTGCCAGTCACGAACAAGAAGGTTTACCACCTGGTATTAGCGTAATGCGTGAGTTTAGTATCACAGTTCGTAAACCTACTTCTAAATCAGTTTAATGGAGTTATTATGAGTACAGAATTAGCAAATATTTTAGCAAGTGACCCGTCTCTTTTTGAGATAGGTTTAGATGAAGATACGTTAGCGGTTGCTGGTGGTAATAGTAATCAGTCTAAACGTCTATCAATTAAAGGCGGTGTATTCCGTAAAATGTCAGGCGGTAAAGAAATCGGTGCTATTGAAGACCGCCACATGAACGTAGTCATCGTTAAGATGGCACACAGTGCGTCACGTACATTTTATTCACAAGGCTACAAAGAAGGCGAAAAGGTTAGCCCAGTATGTTGGTCTAGCGATTCTCGTGTACCCGATGCAGAAGTAAAATCTCCGCAATCTAAATCTTGTGAGTCATGTCAATTTAGCACTAAGGGTTCGGGTTCAAACGGTACAGGTTCAGCATGTCGTCTATCATGGCGCATGGCTGTTGTTCTTCCTAATGACCCAAGCGGTGATGTTATGCAATTAGTATTACCAGCGACATCTTGTTTTGGTAAGGAGGAAAACGGCAAGTTCCCATTCCGCCCTTATGTCCAAATGCTAGCCAACCACAATATTAGTGCTGGTCGTGTGATTACTAAGATGCAGTTTGATACTAAATCTCCTACACCAAAAGTGATTTTCTCCCCAGCGGGCGCAGTTCCACCAGAGGACAGGGATACGGTATTACGTCAGTCTAAGAGCCATGCGGCAGAGTCAGCTATTAAAATGACAGTGTACCAAGCTGATTCACAAGGCGAGAGCAGTGCGGAAGAGTTTGCACCAACACAACAAGCTACTTCAAATGATGAGCCTACATTGCGTGAGCCATCAGCACCAAAGACAGAGAAGGTTAATAACCTTAGTGACGTAGTAAATAAGTGGTCTAAAAAATAAGGGGAGTAAAGATGCCGCGATTCTATAGCGAAAGGTTTATGATAGCAGTACATCAATTAGACGATGAGCGTTTAGGTGTTAAATTGGCTAAAGCTTGTATTGATAATAATATTCCAGCTACATACGTTGCGGTTGTTATGGGAGTATCACGTATGACTATTCATAGTTGGTTTCGTGGCAAACCTTTACGCGACAAAAATGCAACGCTTGTTAAACAATTTATTAATTTAATTACTGAGGGTGTATCAATGGGTTCTTTACCCGCCCAAAAAATGACAGAGGCTAAAGACTTTATAGAAAAAAGCATAGTTAAATTGCGCTAAACCAACACTAGCTAGAGTGTGCCTCCGAACTAGCCTTGAAGGTGAGATGCCTTCTTTTTCTGTCTCTTGAAAGCCGTGCATATGCTAAGAAAATTCTACGAAAAAGTATTGCCTGCTGATGGTGTGTATTGCGTAACTGGCATCGACACTTCTGTCGAACCGCCTCGTGTAAGAAACTATTTCTGCGAATCACAAGACCAGCTAATTGAAACAATTGAATCAACCAAAGCACGTAAACACAATGTATTTGTAGCACTAAGTTCATTTGATGAATTTACTCGTAAAGCAGACAATGCCATTTTATCTAAGTCACTCTTCATTGACCTAGATGTTGGTGATACTAAAGACTATAAATCTAAACAGGAAGCACTAGAGGCCCTTGATAAGTTTCTTGAGTCGAGCGGATTTCCATCACCTATTAGAGTAGATTCTGGTAGGGGTATCCATGCCTATTGGCCTTTTGAGGAAGCTGTACCTATTGAGGAATGGAAGCCTTGCGCCGAGAAGTTTAAGTCCTATTGTATTGAACAAGGGTTAATGATTGATAAGGCTGTGACTGCTGATGCAGCTAGAGTTCTACGTGCGCCCGACACATTCAACTATAAAGAAGACCCGCCATTACCTACGTTTATAATGGACGAGGAGATGCCCCAGTATGTATTTGCTGAGTTTAAAGAGTTCTTAGGCATAGAAGACGAACCTTCTATTGAGGACATACTTGCTCTCGTACCAAAG